GTCTGGTGATATAGGAAGTCATGTAGGAGATCCATTTTTTGTAACTGGTATATTACCAAATGGTTCAATACCAATTGAAGCAACAGCATCTATTGTTTTTACAAGAATATCAAATTAAAACAAAATTAAAAAATAAAAATAACTTTGTAAAATATTATGAAGTTATTTTATATAAAAAATTATTGGTAAATTTAAGCGGCACCAGCAGATGCACCAGCAGCAGCACCAGCAGCAGCAGAAGCAGCGGCAGAAGCAGCGGCAGCGGCAGAAGCAGCGGCAGAAGCAGCGGCGGAAGCTTTACGAGCAGCAACGGAAGCTTTGCGAGCATGTTTAACAGCGCGTCTTATTTTTTGTGTTTTACTTTTCTTTCCTCCTTTTCTCACGGTTCTTCTTGATCCAGCCATTATATATTAAAAAAAGAAAAAAATAATTTTTTTAAATAATTACTTAAAAAATATTCATTATAAAATTAATACATTTTTCCTAAATAATTATTATTTTCCTAAATAATTATTATTTTCCTAAATAATTATTATTTTCCTAAATAATTATTATTTTCCTAAATAATTTTAATTATTATTTTTCTAACTTTGCCAAACCCTGTTTGTTGAATGCCAATACATTTTATCTCCCTTTTTAATATTATAAATATTCCTAAATATAGGAGTTCTAGATAAAGGAACATTAACTCTATACTTATTTGGCGGATGAACATTAAATTTTAATTGATAATCTTCCCCATGTTTTGTAATTTTCTGTCTCATTTGATAAGCAAAAAAGGTAAAAAATAGTTTCGTAGAATTTTCAATAATGGGAGTAAATTTATTATATTGATATTGAAAATCATATAAGTATTCTATAACTGTAGTTATTCCTGATATGTCTGCTAAATCTTCTCCTATTGTTTGAGAAGCATCATATTTTATTCCGTCTCTTTTTGCCCATTCTTCATACTGTTTAATAATGTCATTTTGAATAATTTTATAATTATGTTTATCTTTTACAGTCCACCAATCTTTCAAGTTTCCATTATAATCATATTTACTACCCCAATCATCTAAAGAATGACTCATTTCATGTCCTATTGTAAATCCAATATATGCTAAACTATATTGAAAAGAATGTTTACCACTTAAATCTAAAAATGGTTTTTGCATATAAGCTAATGGTATTGTAATTGCGTTCTTTGATGGTGTATAAGAAGCATTTACAATATATGCTTGTAAGTTAGAATACTTAAGAGGAGATGTTGTCCAGGTTAATATAGGTATATTTATAGGTTTGTTATTATATGTTTTTATAAATAATTTATTACGATATTCTGATAATAAAACTAAATTCTTCCATAAGTCATCGCTTACATAATCTAATATAGGATCTGGTAATAATTCTGAAGTTTCGCCTATAAAAAATTTAAAATGTTTTAGTTTTAATAATGCATATTCTTTTGTTTTAGGTTGTAACCAAGTATTGCGTTTAATAATTCGTGTAAATACTATTTTTAATTCATTACATAATGTTTTTACATATTCAATATTTTCAGGTATAGTATATTTTTTTACATATTCTTTTGTAATCATATTATTAAATGCGTATGATGTTAATATAACTGCAACAATATCTTGATTAACGATATTTTTTTCTCCAATAATAAATTTGGCATAAAAATTAGAATAAATATCTTTACCTTTTTTTGTAAATCTAGTCATCATTCGTATATAAGTAAATATCCAATAAGTTCTCCATTTATCAGAATACCAATTTTCTAATAATATTTTTGTTCCGCATTTTAAGTAATTTAAACTTGATGTTATAAAAAACGAAGGAGTTTTTGAAAAACCAATATTTTTACTTAATTCGTCCCAATCAAAACTATATTGTTTTATTGATTGTTCTCTAGTAACTATATTATAATTATCAACAGATTCATTTATAGTACTACATGTAAAAGCATTAATTAATTGAACTTCAACATCATAAACATCTTTTACATTAAATCCATGATTTTTTCCAAAACAACAAATAAATACATTATCTATATATTCATAAAAGTGGTTTCTTACTGATTTTTTATATTCTTCATTTTGACCATCATCAAAATAAATAGTTACATCAGGTAACGAAAAAGTAGGAGACGTTATATAACATTGCGTTTTATCCACATTTTTTTGATCTTGATCAACTTTCCATTGAAAAGGACAACGCATAGCATACATTTCATTTTTATTCATATGTCCTAATAATTTCCAAGGATTAGATTTATCTTTATCATTACGATAATTATCTATTATTTCTAATTCTTTTTTAGCATAAGCAAAACATTTTTCAGAACTTGTTCTAGTTAATACTGATTTATAAAATTTTTTTAGAGAAAAAGCTTCTTTACTATCAGTTGTTTGTATATAATTTTTTATTATTTTTTCTAAATCATTGTATACTTTATGTTGAACTAGTCTAAAATCATCAATTTCTGTAATGTAAGATTGTGCCTTGTTTATTGTAATAGCTTTATACCATAAAGAATTTATGTAAGTGTAATAATCGTCTTTAGGTTGTACAATATTTTTGATTTCATTAAACATTTTTTTTAAATTACTTACTCTTAAATTATGTGCTTTTGTTATAGAAGGTTTTAGACCTTTTTCATATTTTTTTTCAAAGGGTTCTAATATTTGTTTATTACAATTTTTTTTAGTGATATTTTTTTTTATATAATTTTTTTTTGTTTTCATTTTTAATATATAATATATAAATATTTATTTTATGCGTTTTTGTTTCCAAAAATGTTTAAAACTTCATCATCATAAACTAAATTGCCTGACGGTTTGTACGATTTAATTGGAGTATAACTTTTCTTGTTTACATTCATTATATTTTTACTAGACGGATCTTTGGTTAATTTCAATAAATCACTATTTGCGTTATTAATATCATAAGGTAGAAAATTGCCAACTTTTAGTGTTTCATTATTATCTTCATGTTCATATGTACTTATTTTCTCCCCATATTCATTAACTACAATGCCAGTTTTTTTCTTTAATTCTGTACGAACGTAAGAAGGTATCCAATGCATCCATGAAATAAAAAGTGTATTCGGATGTATATATCTAACATTAAATCCATTGTCTTTTAATTTATCTAGTAAAAAAGCAATACATGCTCCTTGATCATATTTGGGAACGCCAATAATAATTTCAGGAACAACAAACCAACAAAAATTTTCGTCTATTTTTTGTCTTGAAGTGGTTTTTATTCTTACATGTACACGATTTAGAATTTTATTAAATAATTCCAACTTACTTAAATCATATTGTCTTTTTTTCTCGTATAATTCATCAATATTTATTTTTTCAGAGAAATCATTTATATTTTCAAGTGTAAAAATATTAGACATTTATAGTTATTATTATTAAAACAATAAAAGAAAAAAATATCGTTTATTAAATGAAATATTTTAATCAAAAATATTTTAATCAAAAATAAATAAATGTCAACTTTTTTAATTTGTTTATTACATACATTTATGTAAAACATAAAAACCAAGTTAAAAATAAATAACTAAATATAATATATTTATTTTTAATGACAATTAGCCAAATGATAAAACACCTAGTTCTTTCTGGTGGTGGTCAAACTATGTTACAGACATTGGGAGTTATTCAAGAGTTAGAAAAGAATAATTTTATAAAAAGAGAAGATATCAAAACAATTTATGCCACTTCTGCTGGAGCAATAGTTGCTACACTTCTCTCTCTTCATTTTGATTGGGATACAATAAATGATTTTATGATTAAAAGACCTTGGCAAGATGTATTTCCAATAAAAGTCCAAAGTATTTTTGATGCTTACACAAATAAAGGAATTTTTACTCAAGTTGTTTTTGAAAAATTCATGAAACCATTATTAGATGCTAAAGATTTATCTATGGAAATTACACTTAAAGAATTCTATGAATATTCTAATGTAGAAAATCATTTTTTCACATTTGAAATAAATGAATTTGAATTGGAAGATATTTCTTATTTATCTCACCCTGATTTATCTTTAATAAAAGCTTTACAAATGACATGTGCTATACCGGTACTTGTCACTCCAGTTTGTATTGAAAATAAATGCTACATTGATGGTGGAATGGTATGTAATTATCCAGTTAGTCATTGTACAAAAATAAACAAAGATGTTAATGAAGTTCTAGGCATTAAAAATAAATATGATGATGTCATAAATAATCATATTAATTCAGAATCAAATTTACTTGATTTTATCATGAGTTTTTTCTTTAAATTAATTTATAGTTTTAGTACAACTAATAAACAAGAAAAACTACCTAATGAAATTTTATGTAATGCTTCTATTATGAGTATATCTACTTTAAAGTCCGCAATTTATTCTATGGAAAAAAGAAAAGAATTACTAGAAAATGGCATTGAAACTGCCAAAGAATATATGAATTCTTTACCAAAAAATACAAACATAAATATAAATAATGATTGAAATTTTATTTTATTAAATTGCTGTATTCAAAAATTGTTGAAGTGTCGCTTTATTTGGTTTAGCATCGTATTCAATTACTTGACCATTTTTCAAAAGTTTTATAGTAGGAAATCCTTCCACTTTATAAGTATTCATCATTTTTTCTACTTCAGGTGTTTCTGTAGTACAGTTTATTTCTGTAAATACAATAGAATATCCATTTATAGTTTTAGATTCAAATTCAGCTTTTATTTCTTCCCAAATTGGTTTTGCTGTTTTACAGTGTGGACACCAATCGGCATAAAATAAAAGTAATTCAGCTTCTCCAGCTTGACCATTATTACTAAATGTATGTTCATTGTTTGCGCTATAATTTGTTGTAAACTTTGATTTTACTTGTTTTATATAAATATAAATTCCAATCCCTAGAAATAAAAGTATCACTAAAAAAATCAGGATGGTTTTCATACTAATAGAACTTGTAAAATTTTTTAATTTATTCATGTAATTGGTCTCTCCTCCCATTAAATTAAATTTGTAAGACATTTTATATATATTTATAAGAATAAATTTAAAAAATGTTTAAACGAATATAGTTAAATGTGTAAAAATAAAAAATAATATAAAAATAATTTTTCATATTATTATACTTTAACTTATTCATAGAATGTTGTATAGAAACTTAGAAGGTAAACTTGTTGAAATAAATAAAAATGACTTTGTAAATGATAAAATGTTTTATGAAAAAATAATAGAATTGAAAACACCTTTTTCTAAACTTCAATATGAAACAAATAAACCAAAAAAGAATTATTCTAATTTTATTATAGATGACTTGATTAGTGCCAAAAACTTTTAATTATAAAAAAAATAAATATAATCATCGATAATGAAAAAATATAACTACAAAAAATATTCACATTCAAGTAGCTTTTTATTAAACTAGAAGTACCATCTGTATTACTGCTATAAAAGTTTTTAATTTGAATACCATTTAAATAAATACAATATCCTAAAAGTAAAATACTTATTATTTTAATAAAAATGGTTAGTGTAATAAAATTACTTAACGGAGTCAATGTAAATATTATAATAAGTATAATGGATACAAAACAATAGATACAGATATTTTTTGTTGAGTTATCAAATAATCTTGTTGTATTAGAAATAGCATTTGAGTTATTATCCATACTTTTAAATGATATTTAATTTTAGTAATAACTATTTTCTAAATACTAATATATACAATATATGACTATGAATAAAACAATAAAAATAAATAGTCATAAAAAATCAAATAAAGAAAAATTATTTAAAGACGTAAAAAAAACACAAAAAAACAGAAAACACGTTTTTTCTAAAGAAAATTATAATAGTGGAGATGGTATGTTGACTTCTGTTTGGGGACCAAGTATGTGGCACTATTTACATATAATGAGTTTTAATTATCCAATTCATCCTTCACACGAAGATAAAAAACATTACAGAGACTTTGTCTTAAATTTACAATACGTTTTACCATGTAAGTATTGTAGAATGAATTTAACTAAAAATTTTAAACATTTGCCACTTAAATTATCCGATATGGCAAATAGAGATAAATTTTCTCGTTATATTTACAATTTACATGAATTAATTAATAAAATGTTACATAAAAAATCGAATTTAACTTTTCATGAAGTGAGAGATAGATATGAACATTTTCGTTCAAGATGTAACTCAAAAATAGTTGAAATGAAAACGGAAGAAAAAGGTTGTACTGATCCGCTGAATGGAAAAAAATCAAAATGTATTATTAAAATTGTTCCACACGATGAAAAAGGAGAGACGTTTCAAATGGCAAAAACCACGTAATTTGTAAAATATTCAGACTATACTTATAAAATATTATTTAGTTATACACAAGGATTGGATGTTTGATTAAAAATACAGTTACTAAGTTGATACATTACTATTTTTTCATCTTCTTCTAACATTGACGTAATGTCATTATTATTATTACACGCGGTTAATGACCAATCGTCATATCCAGTTGGAAAGTTACCACAATGTTTTGCTAATTTATATATATCAATGTCACAATTATATTTCCAATTGTATTTTTTTGCATAATTTATTACTTTTTTACAACCAGATACTGATATGTAAAAAGCATGATTAAGATGACCACCATAAGAAATTTTACAAGTTACATTTTTTAATTCACATTTTTCATTTTTTCCATTATATGGTCGTATTAATTCGGCATCACAAGGAATATTATATAGTTTAGTTAAATCTTCTTTTACATCAATATTTATTGGTCGAACATCGTCTTCAAAATAAAGTAACCATGAATTTTGATTTGTATTTTCACTAACAAAATTATCAAATATTTCTAACATTCCTAATGTAAATTCATTTCTTTGATTTTTATTTGACATCAGATTATAAAATTTAGAATTTTCTTTGGTTTCATTTGTATATCCAAAATGCACAGATATAGGAGGAAGATTATAACTTTCAAGTAAATCTAATGTTTCTTCTCTTAAGTCATTATATTTTGGTAAATCAACTGAAAGCATAATACAATTTTCAATATCAATATAAGGAATAGTTGGACCGATGTAATCTGGAAATAATTTATTCATAATATAATCATTTTCTTCTTTTGATAAATTATATTGAAAAGTGCCATTATTATTTACTAAATTTTTATTTAATAATAAAGGATGTATTTCCAATTTATTATATTTCCAATTTTCATTCATGTCTTTTAACTCAGCTTCTAATGTATTATTAAAAAAATTTACATTTCTGGATGAAACTATCCATGAATTTTTATTTATTAAAAATTTATTCATAATAAAAATATAATATATTATACTTATATTTTTATTTTATAAATACAGCTTACATACCAAAAGTAGAAAAATCATTTAATACTGGAACTGGTAATGATTTACCTCCTAATGGTCCAGAATCGAAACTATCATTGTATCCGTAATAACCTGAATTATAAGAAGAAGAACTATAATTTGGAACTTTTTTACATTCAAAACTAGGTTCAGGGCATCTTGCGCATGCTGGACAAGGAGGACATTTCTCTTTTTTGTCACATACTTTTACTGTAGGGCATGCAGGACAAATAGGAGGTATGACTTCAGATTTTAAAATATACAAGTCTTCTTTGCCAGGTGGTATTTGACTCCCTGGAATACCAGAAGGAAGAGCTGAACTATATGGATTATAATTACTCATTTGACTATTTTGATTTTGACTACCGTAATAAGGATTATAAGCATTTGGATTATTAGAAATGCCATTATTAGAAAATAGATTATTTAAAAATGGAAGAATATTTAGATTATTATTGTTTAAATTACTATTATTATTCATTTGATTGTTTGATGAACTAGGATTAAAAATTTGTGTATTTCCTTGATTATTAATGAGAACTAATATAAATGAATTATTGCTTGTTGGTGAAATAACTGCTGTTCCTCCATTAGGATTTACAAATACATTAGGAGCATTATAACTTGTATAAACGGTTGTAATACCATTATTTATAATGCTAATTGTGTTTGAATTTATGGTTGCGGAGGATCCGGATGGACTATTGAGTGTTAAACCATTGTATTGATTTATATTAAAAATTAAGTTATTTTGTGTTGGATTCATGGTAAAAATTTCTTTATTTCCAGATTCATCTACAACTGTCATATTGAATTGATTATTTACTATTGATACTGTAAGAGTTCCGCCATATGGATTTTTCAAAATATTACTTGTTCCTGAACTTGGATTTGGATTCGTATAATTACTAATTTTACCATTTTGTATAATTACTGCTGAATTGTTGGCATTATTTACGACTGCAACAGCTCCACTTGGACCATATAATATGCTTTGAAAACTATTTGATGATGTGTTTCCATTATTCATTGTATTACTATTTGTTGGATTACCATTCATGAAGTTACTATTTGTTGTATTACCATTCATGAAGTTACTATTTGTTGAATAGTTATTCATGTTACTAGTAGTTGGGTTATATGCCATATTAAAATTAGAAGGAATACTTGTTCCAGTACTTCCAAAGTAAGCTGAAGAAGATATATTGTTTGTTGAATTTTCTACTTGAGGTAAATTACCAGATGGAGTATAAACTACTACTGAACCATTTGGCTGCATAACTTCAATTGCTTGCTGACCATTACTTGATGTAACAATAGTTGCTGAACCGCCATTTACACCATAATAAACAGAAGGTGAGCTTGTACTAGTGGAAGAAATCGAATTTGGTACAGAGGTTGTGTAAATATTTAAATCAATCTTGTCTGAATTTTTTTCTTTAATTTTTAGTGAGCCGTCGCTATTTGTAGATATAGTAATACTTCCCCCATTTGGTTCATGATAAGTTGCTGGTATTAATGGAGATTGAGAACCATTATAATGATTATAATTATCATAAGAATTAGAATTATATACTCCTGTGTATGGAAATAAATTATTTGTGGAGTTGGTTTGAGGATTTGAATCTTGAACTAAATTTGAATTTGAACCTGAACTTGAACTATTTGTAAAACCTTCTTGATTTCCTAAAAAAGAATATATTATTAATCCTAATATTAAAATAATCAAAATAATAGTTATCATTTTATTCATTGTATAATTTATAGTGTGAAAAAAGTTTGAAAAATAATTGATTTAAAATTATTATTATCTATTATTTATATATTTAGTTATAGTTATATTTCAAAATGGAAAGCAAAAATAATATAGAAAATGATTACGATTACAAAGAAAATAAAAAATCTTTACAAAAATTTTATCTAGAAGATACTACTATACATGAGATTGGTGTAGATGAAGCCGGTAGAGGACCACTTTTTGGAAGAGTTTATACTGCTGCTGTTATTTTACCTAAAGATGATTCCTTTGACCATTATAAAATGAAAGATAGTAAAAAATTTCATTCTAAAAAGAAAATAGAAGAAATTGCTAATTATATAAAAGAAAATGCTATAGCTTGGTATGTTAGTTTTGAAGATGAGAGAAAAATTGATGAAATTAATATTTTACAGGCAACTCAGAATTCCATGCATAATTCTATTATTAATGTTCGTAAAAAACTTATTTCTATAGAACGTAATGAATCTAATATAAACAATAATATTAATATTCAATTACTTATTGACGGAAATTATTTTAATCCAGTGAAAGTTATTTCTGATTCTAAAATAGAATTTATTCCACATTTATGTATTGAAGGTGGAGATAATAAGTATTCTTGTATTGCTGCTGCTTCTATATTGGCAAAAGTATCTAGAGATAACTATATTGAAGAATTGGTGAAAGAAAACCCAGACTTGGCTGAAAAATATGGAATTGATACGAATAAAGGGTATGGAGCAAAAAAACATTTAGATGGAATACAAAAATACGGAATTACAAAATGGCATAGAAAAACATTTGGTATTTGTAAAAATTATGTTTAGATTTATTTACATTTTGTCTCAATTTCCTTTTTGGTCAGCGTAATGAAAAAACTAATATTTGTGTTTATTTGTACTATATTATAGAAAATATAGTATAATTATTTTAATTTTACCTATAATAGAGTTTTATGGGTTATATATATCTAAATAGTTACATTCAGATATTACACCTTTTGATTTTAGTTTTTTTATTCTATCTTTTTTAACTCTTATATCAAAATTATTTATAATATTTTTATCAAATTGTTCTTTGAATATTTTCTTTTGTTCCTTATCTCCATAAATATTATATCCTTTACAACCTTCATTACAAAAAATATGATTACAACTGTCATATGTAAATTTTCTTGCTTTATTATGTGTATATCTACCCTGTATCCAGTCAGATGGATTTTTTTTATATAATTTTTCAACATAAGGAACATATATATTTTTACAAAATTTATTACATTTTCTGGTTAAATTATTTTTTACTTTTTTATTTTTATTTTTTTTAGTATTTTTCATTTTTTATATAAAATAATTAGAAAATAATATAAGAATTAGAAAATAATATAATAATCATTTTTATAGAGTTTTAATAAAGAATTTTTGTGTATAATTATTAAGTTTGTCTCATTTTTCTTTTTGATTGGTGTAATAAAATTTAAAATTGATTTAAATTTATTAATAACTTTTATTATAAATAAAAATTATTAATTTATATTTATAAAGAATAATGAAAATACTTGTCTTTGATACAGAGACAACTGGATTACCAAAATTAAGAGAACTAAATGTTTATTCTTTAGATATGTGGCCGTATATTGTTCAATTTAGTTATATTATTTATGATGATGTTACAAATCGAATATTGAAAATAAAAGATTATATTATTAAAGTTCCTACTAATATTAATATTAGTGAGGAAAGTATTAAAATTCATGGAATTACAAATGAAATTTCTCAAACTAAAGGTGTTGATTTAAAAACAATATTTGATGAATTTATGATGGATTTTGAAAATGCTGATTCTGTAGTTGGTCACAATTTAGATTTTGACTTGAAAATGTTAAAAGCTGAAATTATGCGAAAAATACATTATGAATTGATTTATTTTGAAAAAGAATTATATAAAGACTATTTTCAATTAATAACCGATTATAAAAAATATGTTTGTACTATGAAAGAATCGATTAATTTGTGTGATATTCAAATGGAGAATAAAAGAGGCAAATACATGAAATTTCCTAAATTATCTGAACTTCATTTCAAATTATTTGACAATATTCCTAATAATTTACATAATTCATTAAATGATGTTTTAGTATGTCTTCGTTGTTATTGTAAAGTCCATAATAATGTAGATATTTTAGATAATAGTGTGGAACTTAAATACATTTATGAAAAATTATTATAAATATTTTATGCTGAACACATCTCACATATTTCATCATTCTTATTATCTTTTATTTTTTCTCGTGTTTCAGGTTCTACCGTAAATTGTTGTGCCTGATGTTTTGCCTTTCTTCTTAAATAATAAATTCCTGTTTTCAAACCTTTTTTCCATGAATAAAAATGCATAGAAGTTAAATTATTATAATTTGGATCTTCTACCCAAAGATTCATACTTTGACTTTGACAAATAAATGCTCCACGATCTGCTGACATATCTATAATATGTTTCATTGGTATTTCCCAAACAATTTTATATTTGTTTCTTATATGTTCTGGTAATGAAGTAATTTGCTGAATACTTCCCTTATTTGCTATTATATTATTTTTTACTTTTTCATTCCATAATCCTAGTTGTATCAACTCTTTCATTAAATATTTATTTGCTAATACAAATTCTCCAGCTAAAGTACTTCTACTATAAATATTACTTGTTAAAGGTTCAAAACATTCATTGTATCCAAGAATTTGGGAAGTACTTGCAGTTGGCATAGGTGCTAGTAAAAGTGAATTTCTCAAACCATATGTTTGAATTAACTCTTTTAAAGTAGACCAGTCATATCTGTTAGTTGGTTCTATATTCCACATATCAAATTGAAGAATTCCTTTGGAAGCAGGTGACCCTATAAAACTACTGTAAGCACCCAGTAGTTCTAATTTTGTTGGATTATCACTCATTAATTTCATTTCTTCTTCAATTCTATCAAATTTGTAGTTATTTATAAACTTGAAATATCGTTCTCTTGATAATTCATAACTTTTTTCCAAGGCAGCATGATACATCGTTTCAAATATAAGTTTATTAATGATTTTTGCTTCTTCACTATGAAAAGCTATATCCATCATAATAAAAGTATCAGCTAATCCTTGAATTCCAATTCCAATTGGTCTATGTAGTAAATTACTTTTTTTTGTTTTTTCTGTAGGATAAAAATTAATATCTATGATTTTATTTAAATTATTCGTAACTACTTTTGTTATTTCATGAAGCTTTTCGTAGTCAAATGATTTTGTTTCTTCATTGACAAAAGCAGGTAGAGCTATACTTGCTAAATTACAAACAGCGGTTTCTTTATCGTCAGAGTACTGTATTATTTCACAGCATAAATTTGAACTCTTTATGGTGCCAATATTTTTCTGATTACTTTTTATATTACAAGCATCTTTAAATAAAATATATGGTGTTCCAGTTTCCATTTGAGAATCTAATATTTTAAACCATAATTCTC